TATCAGCAATGATCTCGGCCATCGGCATACTGAGAAGATTTGCGTCACTCAACACAATCGCCATAGCCAGTTGCGCTCCAATACCCGCCATCCAAAAGCGCTCGTCATTCGTTGCTTTGAATTCTTTGACCGCTTGGTGCACGCACTTGGGTACAAGTTCTACGAGCTTGTCGTAATTATCCACCATATATTGCGCTAAAGCCTCGCCTATGACACCATAATTGCTCGCTAAAGATTTTATGATCTCAATGTCCTCGGCATCAAAGACTAAGTTCTCGTCCATGATGAACTCAATCAAACGGCGCAGTTCTCCCTCGGATGCATGCGCTCTACCCCCAGTTAAGTAGTCAACCACGTGAGTGTTTGATGACATGATCGCCAAGGACATCCATGTTGAGTTATTGATGCGTTCTTTGTTTGTACCGGACTCCATACGCTCTTTACCACGACCCTCGGTCATGTCAAGTAAGAACTCAGGAAACCATTCAAAGTCTTTGCGGTTCTTGGCGGTAATTTCATCCGTGATTAACGGGCAACTATTAAGCAATCCAAGACGCTGTTGCATTGCGATTGGGCTCGTTCCTTTTCCGGTACGGTAGTGCACTGGATGTCCCCATACCGAAGCGGCTCCGTCAAGTGCAAGGGATTTCCCTGTACCAGATTCAGTACTCCCACAATGGATAGTAAGACCGTAAATGCCAGTAAAGTGCATAAGAGGGGCGGCAGCACCCATGAGAATAACCGAAAGATGACCATACATTTTCTTTCTAATCAAGAGGTTGATGAATTCACGAGCGCCTTCTACGCTACCCGTGGGTTTGGTGTTTTTGATGATGTTATCTAAGCCGGTCATAGGCACGGTAATAGGCGGGTTGTGCGCGACAAAGATTTTTCCTGCGTACACAAAAGTTTTGTTTTCCTGCCATCCGTAACTTGTTGGGACTTCGATTGGTGCTTTTTCTAAGTTCATTTTTTCTACACACGCTCTTACATAGTTTGCTAAATTTTTGTCATTGCCTGCGCCAAATGAAGCAATAACCCGATGCTTTGCTAGTAGCTTCGTTGAATCGCCCTTCTCCATAGTAGACTGCATAGGCATGTCGATGGACGCCATACCTTGTGGCAAGTTTGCCATGAATTGGACTGTGTGTTCGGCTTCGTGTTTGAGAACTGCCACAGGAAAAAGATCGTACGACACAATCATGACCGGAACTTTGATCTTGTTGCCGTGCGCGTCTTCTTCCTCTTTCTCAATAAACACACCACCGTTCTTGCCGTACGCGTAGCCAAAGGGTGGCTCCGGTCGGGTGTATGCTGCCTTGCCAACGTGGACTGTTTTCTCCTCCTTTGTTACAGCCGTATCACGCCCAAGCGCTAGCGGGTTTGTGATCTTCCCCCAATGCGGACAACTGGGGCAGACTCCGGGGTTTTGCTCGTCAAGTTTTATGCAACCGTATGGCCCTTTGATCTCGGCCAGTTTCTTGTGCATGCGCTCATGGTCGTACGGGTGCAAGTCGCTTAACCATACCGTTGCTTTCTCGCTGTCCTCACAATGCTTTGCAATGCTCAACAACCCACGCCACAACGGCTCCATGCCATCATCACTTGCGTTCTCGGCATAGAACTTGATCTGCTCACACCCTGTGCCGCTCTTCGTACGAATCAAAATGTTCTTGAACCGAGTGACCGAGTTCTTAAACATCTCAAGCGTAGCGGCTCCTACTGGCCTCGTTCCGGGTAGTTCCAAGGATGGGCGCGGTGCAGGGATATTTTCGTAGGCTGTGCCCACAAGATGTCTCTGAACCAGACCCCGAATATCCTCAAAGTCAAACAAGTCGCCCACATTCATCAGCCGGACTTGCGTCTCGGCTCTCACGCGACTGCCATTTTTAATACCTGTGTTGATGGTATCAGGCACCCTGAGAACCCGAGATGCATCGCCCGTGATGGTGTTATCAATGGCTAGTTTCTTTTGGTTACACAGGCGCTTGAATCCATCAGCCACGGGCTTCCAGTCATCCTTGTCCACGGCTTCCTTGAACGGCCAATACGCATGCACTCCCCCACCTGATTTAACAAGCCAAGGGTTGCCCAATTCTGAGAGTCCAATGTCATCGCAGAAAGACATGAGCGCTTGTACCGCCAATTTGGCAGACGGATATGCCTTGGGTTTTATTTCTCCGTTTTCGTCAGGAACATCCTTTGGGTGATTACAGTCGATGTCAACTGCAATGCATTTAACCATCTGGACATTTGTGGCTTTGCGGTTATTCTTATTTCCAAAAGTACCCAAGGCAAAATATATATCACATCCATTTTGTTTCCATAGGTTTATCTTCGCTTCGGCTTCTTGTAAATCGTCAACATACACGTGTTCCTTTTTCTTGGTGAGTTCTGCCACGCAATAGCGCCCGTTACCCGGAGACGGCAAAACAGCCGCCATAAACTCTAGCGGTTCCATTGAGTTCCTTCGGGGTTATTTGAAAAGGTCTAACTGACCTTCTTGGGGGTAAGGTATTGCTTGCTGTACATCCGCTTGCATAAAGCGTTTGAGTAACTCTTCTTGGTAGTTAACAGGCATGCCATTGGGCGCATGCAACAAGTTTTCTCCTTGCCTGATTAGTTCTTGGTTACTGAGGGATCTAGGTTGTATTCCTTGCATATTCTTCTCCATGCTTCATCGGCCGTTCTTGAGGTCGACATTATTTTTGTTAAAAGTTCTACCCTGTTCTGATACGCAACAAAGACATCTTTACCTTCAAACCAGTTGTACACAGTTTGTCGGGTGACACCAAGCGCATATGCAATTTTTGTAACAGGAAAGTCCAAATGAATAGCCCAACGTCCGAGCGTACCCCCCAAATTCTTGGGAGAGTGGGCTACCAAATCAATGATTTTTTCTGAATAAGGCATAATTTTTTAAGAGGCGGGAGTAGCGTGGTCAACAAACCAGAGGAAACACAGCCGTAAGTATGCAAGTACCTAACGAGGGCAAAAGGAAAACATGCGAAACCCCCCGACTTACGCGACGTGACCGCTCTTGCTACTCCCTGAACTCATTTACTCATCATCCCAGTCATCAACGACAGCGGCAAGTTTGTCTTTCTTAACAGGCACAGCACTTGGCTTGGCAGACTCCTTGCGCTTCTCTGGCTCGGGTGTGACTTCAACTTTGGCAACAACGGCTTCGTTCACAGTGCTTTCTTCCTCATCCATGAGTTGCTCAACGGTTTTTGTCTTTGGCAACATAGGCTTGGCTTTAACACCATCGGCTTGCGCGGGTGTCATTCTGATAGCATCAAGCGCTTCTTGTGTGTTGCTCTTGGCCTTGGCTAGTTCGTACTCAACAGTAGTCAACCAACGCACAGGTGCAAAGAATAGCTTGGGGCTCTCGGCCTTGGTGTCGAACTTCATGCGAGTCACGATCTTCTCAACATCCACGGGGGGAGATGCCAATGCGAGGTGCTTCACATAAGCCTGTAATGGGCGCTTATCTCCGTCTTCTTTACCGAACACCGATGTGGCGGGTAAGGTCAACTGCAACACTTCATCAGGATTATCAGCCAACATCACAGCCAAGCGCTGTTGATAACGGCAAGCACGGCTATTACCCTGACCGGAGCCAGCGATGTTTTGTTTGCAAGTCATGCAAGTCTCGGCTTGTGGTGCTTTGATGGATGCATCAGGCTTATCACCGTCATTGGAAAAACAATCGGGGCCTGTGATGTTGTCGCCATCGTATGACTTAGCGTAGAAAATACGGCTGACTTTGGGCGCTGCCTTAACAACGATGACATCAAGATGGCGCTCTTCAATGGATGCCATTTCTTTGCCACCGGCCACCAAGCGGAACACACCGCCTTTGATGGAGATACGTTTTGTGGCATTCCCCAATGCACCACCCATGAGGGCTTTGGCTGTATCGGATAGTTCACCATCTCTTGCAAATGCGGGGACATTTGCGGGGTTAAAAATAGATATGTTGCTCATGTGATTTGCTTTCAATTTGCGGGTTTAGTAATGCGAATCTCGTACTCCGTAATGGAGTTCAAGCCCGGAGGTACAGCACCGGGATTTTCTGACAGAAACATAGCCATGTTCGATTGGGCAATACGTTTCTCCAACAAGTCAACTGCTTGGTGCTCAAGAATAAAATTCTTAAACGAATCCCAGTCGTGTGTTGAGTACTTTGTTTTCTGCACCAAAGTCGCTGTGCCATGTAACGTCCTCAATGATGTAGCCCCTTCGGATTTCATCATGTCCTTGAGCGCGAATTTGATTTCCTCTTGCTGTGCTTTGAGTTTCTCAACTTCTGTGTCGTACTCACGTGTGAGTAGTTCCATGCGCTCTTTTATCTTACGATAAATCTTCACCAGTTTCTCAACTGGCACTGTTTCATTTTCTACTTCCATTTGTTTCTCTCCATGTTGTTTTTGTCAAGGGTTAGACAGTATAGCAGTTAATTATTTCATTGCAACTCCTTTTTTAATATTTAATTTCGTTCTCAAACATCTGCGTGATCAGCGAGTTATCGCTGACTTTGGCTTCCAATGCTTTGAACATCTTCTTCTCAATGGGTGAACCTTGAATATGAATCACGGTTACCTTATCAGAATCTTGCCCCTTGCGATCCGCCCTTGCAATGGCTTGTGTGTACTGCTCTACGCTCATCAGGGGGCCGTAGAATACCACGGTATCGGCTCTTGTCAAAGTGATCCCATGCGCCGTTGCTTGCGGTTGCATGACCAAGACCCTAGGGTTTTCCTCATTCTGGAATCTCCTAATAATATCCGAGCGTTTTGTTGGGGTAACTGCGCCGTTGATGAAGTCGGCGCTGATGTTGTGTTTAAGTAAATGGTCGTAAATGGTTGTAATTGTGGATTTGAACATTGCAAAAATTATTACTTTTCGCTGAGTCTCCCCAAGTATTTCTTCCAACACATTGAGTCTTGGCGTGGAATCAAACTCGACAATTTCTTTTGTATCTGTGTATGCCGCGCCACAACTAATCTGTAATAATTTTGAAACAGATGCGGCAGCATTAACTGCGCTGATGGTTTCGCCTGCGGCTTGCACAAGCATTTGCTCTTTGAGTAAGTTGTAATATTTGGCTTGTTGCGGTGTGAGCGGTACTTCACGCGTCATGGTGAGTACTGGGGGCAAGTCCAAGCATTGTTCTTTGGTGAACCTGATGGCGGGTTGTAGCGCCTCGTGTACTAATTCTTTTGCATCAGGTTTCGGTGCCCACTTGTACATGGTAATCTTTTGCATGACCTTGTCACGCCAACCCGTAAAGAAGTGGGGCACGCCTGAAGGATTAACTAACTTGGCCAAGCCGTACGCGTCTACGGGCGACTGCGATGCGGGTGTACCCGTCATCATCCACAGATGTGTTTCGGGCTTTAAGATTGATTTGAGCGCTTTCCAACGCTTGGTGGTCACCGTTTTGTATGCGTTGGCTTCATCAACAATCACAAGATCGAAGCGTCCGTCATTGACAATTTCGCTGGCAATCAAATTCAGGCCGTCGTAGTTTGCAATGACGAACTCGTAGTTCTGTTGGATCATCTCTATACGGCGGGTAGCTTGCGAGTGGTGCGCGACAATGGCCGAACGATGTATGATGCTGTTGTTTAGGTCAGACAGCCACGCCGATGTCATAATGGATAACGGGCAGAGAATCAAACACCTACGCACATGCTTGATCTTCATCAAGTAGTCAGCCGCCCACAACGCCGACAGCGTCTTGCCCGTGCCGGGCTCTGAGAATACAAACGCTTTTCTGTGAATGGTTAGGAACGATGCAGTCTCGATCTGATGCTCCATAGGAGTGAAACGCCCCGGCCAATCGTAGCGCCTTGTGATGGGAGACGGCACATTCTTAACACCCAAGTTCCTGAGAACCTGTACTTCCTCGACACCCCAATACACCATCACATCATAGCCTGCATCCTCGCGCTCGATGATCTTATGTTTAGGGATTATCTTGTACTTGTCGGGGTTGCGCGTCTTAAAGACTAGCGCCTTGTCTTGCAGTATTTCCATTTGCTTTTCTCTTACTTTTTATTCTTGCCGTAGATGTTGCCGTGCTCATCACGCCAACTTCTATTTGTACTCTTGGGTACTACCCGCAAGTTCTTGGGGATGTTTTTACCACCCGCGTCAAGCATCTTGATGTGATCGACTTCCTTTTGATCGCCCTTCTTGACCTTGCCCAGTCTCATCTCAATGGCTCTTGCCTTGTTGCGCTCTTCGCGCATCTTGACTTCTTTGGGACTTGACTCATACTTCTTGTTGTAGGCTAACTTTTCCGGACTTGATTTTGGCATACGCCCTCCTAATGTTTTGGATTAAATTCACAGCTAGTCACAGGACACCACGGGCACAAAGCGGATGACTTTGGATTCCATGTGCCTGTGGCATGTGCTTCTTCGATTCTAGCAACACGTTGTCTGTACTCCCACCATTCTGTTGGCGCTTGTTCAAATGTCATGCTCTGCTTTACAAAGTCTTGCTTTACAACAAACAACAAAGCCGAGTTGATTTTCCGAATGTGTGGCAGATGCGCAAACACCATGAGTGACATGAGTTTGAGTTGTTCCCGATCAGGGTACTTGTTGTTACCTGTCTTATAGTCCACGACCCAAGCAGTTAAGTTGTCATCGTCCACTATAAGCAAGTCTACTATGCCCCTGACCCACACGTCTTTATCGAACCAACCTGTTGGCTTTAACTCTGTTGTCAACGCCATTTGATACTCACACAGTTTGCGCCCTTCTTTTTTATTCAAAGCATCAAGCGTGCTTTGCGCATACATGAACTGCTCAGGTAAATCCTTTCCTTCTTTGATGTAGTCCTCTGCTGCTTTGTGAAACTCTTTGCCGTACAACGTGGCTTCATTATCTTTAAAG